ATTATTCACACCACAACATACAGAAGTATTGTGTTCTTATTATAGTCCACAATACATACAAATAAATCCACCTACAGGTGTAAGTTCATCTATAGATAATGATTGGTATAAGTGGAAACTACTTGCAAATAGAGGTACTACAACACCGAGTGGAAGTTTAATTCGTATGTATGATGGTAGTACTAAACAAATACAAGATGTAGAAGTTGGTGATGTGGTTAAATCATATCAACCAGTTGGAATGAGTTTAAGTGACCACGATTTTGCAGCATATTCATCAACAGATTTAACCAATAGTGTTTCGAGTGGTTCAGTTGTACTTGAGGTATCTTCTAATGTACAACCAGAACATTATATAATAAATGATACTTATAAGTTTGGTTGGATGGGGATGATATTTGTAAAACGAGCAGGCGAGTATAAGTTCCTTAGAGGATTTGAAATTGAAGTTGGTGATGAACTAATGGATAAGGATGGTAACCTTGTTGAAGTAACATCAACAGTCGAAGTAACTACCGATGAAACTTTCTATTCATTAGATGTAGAGGATATTGATACTTATTTTTCAAGTGATATATTAGTTCATAACTTACCACCAAAAGGACCTTAAAGAGTAAGTATGAAAAAAAATAATGGTTTTAAGTATTATATTGAAAAGGAAAACTTTCTAAGTGATTCAGAAATAGATTTTATTAAAAATAAAAGTTTTGGTGAATCTCAACACACAATCAATACCAATGGTAGTAGAGCTGAACTTGTTGGTTTGGGTGGTAGTGAGGTTAGAGATTACAGAAAAGCAACAGAGTTCCAAATAGAAAGTAGTAAAATTACTGATAAAATATTAAATCTCACTAAGGTTGCTAATAAACTACATTTCAATTACGATATTGATTGGGATTCTTACGAGAATTTTAAACTATTAAAATATGTAAAGGGTGATGGGTATGGATGGCATCCAGATTTTGGTAAAGGTGATGAATCAACGAGAAAATTAAGTGTTATAGTTCAATTATCAGATGGTGATGATTATGATGGTGGAGATTTAGAGTTTGCATTAACAACCAAAGATAGTGATAGTTTTGTTAAGGGTACAAGAAAAAAGGGGAGTGTAATTATTTTTAATCCATTAGTAATACATAGAATTACACCATTACTTTCTGGCTCAAGATATTCCATCGTTGGTTGGTTACACGGAGATACTTTTAGGTGAAAGAAAACAATGATTTTAAATGGTTTATACATTTACCATTTCTTAGTGTAGAACAATGTAATGATTTAGTAAAAAAAGTTAAGGGTGAAGATAGTTGGGTTCAAGGTGGAACATATAATCCACAAGAAGAAGAGCCTACAAAAGTTAATCCATCTCACCATCGTGATTGTAATGAAATATATTTATTACCAGAATTAAATAGTAATATAAAGAATGATTATAGTTGGTTGGTAGATAAACTAAATACTATAGTAAAGATTACAAATGATAGGGTTTGGAAATTCGATATTGAACGAAATCAAGGGGATTTTAGAACTATTGAATATCAAAAGGGAGACCATTTCAATTGGCATTCGGGTACAGATGCTGGAATACTATCATTAAACAAAATAACTTGCTTGATTCAAATATCCGACCCAAAAGATTTTGATGGTGGTGATTTACATTTTGCATTTAGTAATGAAAAAGAAGATTTTTTTAAATGTCCATATAAACAAGGATATTTATTTATGTTCCCATCGTTTACGAACCATATGGTTACACCACTTAAAAGTGGAGAAAGATTTATAATGAGAGAAACCTACATAGGAGAACCACTAAGATGAAAAAGAATGAAAACTTTCAATGGTATATGACAAAACCAAACTTCTTTACACCAGAAGAATGTGATGAGTTTATTGAAAGGGTTAAAAGTACGGAAAAGGGTGAAACAGGTTGTATAGAACCACATATGGGTTCAGACCATAATTTAGAATTTAGAAGTGTTAAAGAATGGTATTTACATAAAGATATGAGAGATTATGCAAAGGGTGATTATTCAGACATACAACAGAAATTATTTTTATCTGCAAAAGTAATGAATCAGTTATCTTGGAACTTTAATATTCAAGAAGTAGAAAACAATATAAAAATGATTCAGTATAATGGAGAGACTGAAGATTTTTATACTTGGCATTCAGATTTTAATGCAGGCCAAAGTTCTCTAAGAAAGTTAGCGTGTATTGTACAATTAACAGACCCAAGTGAATATGAGGGTGGTAAAACACAATTTGCTATACAAGACCCACATTCTATGGAGTATTATACAATTCCACAAGAAAAGGGAACTTTAATTGTATTCTCACCAATATTTTTTCATAGAGTAACTCCAGTTACAAAGGGAATACGACATTGTATTCAAGAATTTATAATAGGTGATACCTTTGTATAAACCAATAGAACAGAACTTTACACCTAATCCAAATTTTAGATGGTGGGTGGATAGAAAAAACTTTATTACTCAAGAAGAGTGTGATGAGTTTATAACGCGAATTGATAAAGATTGTGTGAAGAAACAAAAGGATGTTTACTATGGTGCAGATTCTAATCCTAAGTATAAAAAAGACCCTGCAGTTTGTAACTTAAATGTTGCACTCTATACGGATGAGGAAATATTAACAAAATATTGGAACGCATTTAAACTAGCAAATCAACTTTATTATAAATTTGATATCGGTGGGATTCATAGAAATGAATATACTGGTCATAAATATGAAGTTGGAGATTGGTACACACCACACGCAGATTTTCATCCATCAGATGATTTTAGTATAGTTAAAATGACTGCAGTATTATTTTTAAATAATGAATATGAGGGTGGAGATTTTATATTATTTGATGATACTATAATTGAACCAGAACCAGGTAGATTGATTATATTTCCATCATTTGCAGGACACCAAGTTACACCAGTCACTAAAGGTGTAAGGTACACAAGTGTTTGTTGGGTTGCAGGAAACACTTTTAAATAAATTAAATTTTAGAGATTATATTCTCTATTTATATATATCAAAAGGTTATTATGGCAAAAACAAAATCGTTATTCGACCACATAAAACAAATTACTAATGTTCAAAATACTATGTATTGGGACTCCTTATCAGATGCTGATAAAAAAACTTGGAGTAACTATATGGTACATAGATTTCTTAGTATGAAATCTGAATGGTTAGAGGTTGTAAATGAAATACAAAAGTATTGGGAATTAAAACCAAAGAATTTGTATCAGTTTTATGTTGACATAATACCAAGAGGTAGAACATTTCTTAGATATACAAAATCAAAGAAGAAATCAAAAGTTGAAAAATGGGCTATGGAACATTTAGTGGATTACTTTGAATGTAGTACACGAGAAGTTGAGCAACATTTGAATATATTAACAAAAGAACAAGTTACATCAATCATAATGAAATATGGTGTATCAGACAAAGAACTAAAAAAAATATGGAGCAAGTAATGGCAGAACAAGGTTATAAGAAAGAAGAACAATTCGCAATGTCAGAGATGGAGTGGGGTGTAAATTCATATACGAACACTACCTATATGAATTTTGAATTTGACATTGATAGTTTATATAGTACAATAGTTAAATTGGACTACCTACAGAGGGTAAATCCACATTTAGATGCGATAAATCTTAATATCGCTTCTTATGGTGGAGATGTTTATGCTATGTTAGGTTTGATAGATTATATCCAAAATTTAGATATTAAAGTGAATACACATTGTGTTGGAACTTGTATGAGTGCTGCAGCAGTATTATTAGCGTGTGGTACTGGTAAGAGAACAATGACAAAACACTCGACTGTGATGGTACACGAGGGTTCTGCAGTAGAGGTTGGTAAATCTACTGATGTTATGAGAGGTGTTGACCATTTAAAAGTATTAGCAAAAGATATTAATCAGTTACTCGCGGAAGTAACTAATAAGGATGTAAAGTTTTGGAAGAGAATGAATAGAAACGACACATACTTAGATGCCACACAATGTTTAGAGTATGGTATCATCGATAAAATTATTTAAAAAAGTACTTGACTCTTATACGAAAAATGTCGTATATTCAAGTATGAAATCGGAGTAAAATATGAGTGAAACCTATAATATAAAAGATAAACCTACTAAGATTGTAGATGCAAAAAGTGCAGATATTATTGCACAGATGGAAAAAGAATGGCCAGAGATGACTACAGAGTTTAGGCGATTACAGAGAGAACAATATGAATTGTTCCTACACAAACAACACGATTATGGCCCAGGTAATATATCAGTTGGTTCACCACTATTAACAGAAGAGGATGTAAAATTATCCCTTACTGGTTTGTGGTTTAGAATGAATGATAAAATACAGAGATTAAAAACTCTATTGATGAGTGGTAAGGCAAATGCCGTAAGGGATGAACCAATGGAAGATGCATTCTTGGATGTATCTAATTATGGTATAATGGCAACGATTGTTAAAAATGGAAAATGGGGTAGATAGTGTATAAATACGAATGTACTGCTGGAGTATATGAATCAGATACTTTATTTGGTTTATTGTGGGAGATGTTTACACATAGATTGTGGCATCTAAAAACGCACGGCAGGTGGATGGATTAATGGCAAGAATTAGTTATAGTCAATTTTCACAATGGGATAAATGCCCACAAATGTGGAAACTTAATTATGTAGATAAACTCGGTACATTCGAGGGTAATATCTACACGGTCTTTGGAACTGCGGTTCACGAAACAATCCAAGCATACTTAGTTTGTTATTACGAGAAAACCATAAAGAAAGCAGATTCACTTCCATTAAGAGAGATTTTATTATATAGAATGGAAGAGAACTACAAGAAAGCAGTTGCTTCATCAAAAAATGAATTACCAATAACCTTACCAGAGATGAAAGAGTTTTATCAAGATGGTTTAAATATTATTAGTGAGTTCTTGAAATTAAAAAATAGACATTTTCCTAAAAAAGACCACGAACTACTTGGTATAGAATTAGATTTAAATTTTGATTTACCAAATTCAATTAAGTTCATTGGTTATATGGATGTAGTTATTCACGATAAACGAAGAGGTAGAGTTAAGATTATAGATATCAAAACATCTACTATGGGTTGGAACAAATGGCAAAAGGCTGATAAGAACAAAACTAATCAGTTATTATTATACAAACATTTCTTTGCAAAACAACGAGATATTTCAATCGATAAAATAGATATTGAATATTTAATATTGAAGAGAAAATTGTATGAGAACTTACAATATCCACAAAAGAGAATCCAAACATTTTCACCTGCTAGTGGAACGCCAAGTGTAAATAGGGTTATGAAGAGATTACAAGAGTTTATGGATGATTGTTTTGATTCAGATGGTAAACAAGTACTGAAAGAATATACAAAGATTGCATCAGCAAAAAATTGTAAATATTGTGAGTTCAAAAATAAACCAGATTTATGTGATAGGAATAAAAACTAATGATTAATCCAAATATAAGATTGTACTTACCAGATGTTATTAATGGTGGTTATACCGAACAGATTATAAAAATGTTGACTGATATTTCAAATGATGTTCGTAGTGCAAGATTATATTTTTGGTATCACGAACCAGATTTAAAAGCAAAACAAGTAAAAGATTTTCTTGATAGTTGGGAGAGTGAAGAGCACACAAATTTTAAAACTATTATCAGACCATACTATTTTGATACACAAAATGATTTTATATGGTATGATGTAATGTCATACAAAATGGTGGATTCCCTTACACCAGATGCAACGGGTATTAAGAATCAATATACAAGATTCTCGTGGAGATATGTAGAACCAAAAGATATTATAGAGGGATTAGAAGAATTTAAAGTTATATATGAGTTCGTTACAAATGATAAACCAATCAAAAAACAAAAAAGAAATGACGGTGAAGATAGCAATCATCGGAAGTCGGAGTTACACAAATAACAGAAAAGTTCAAAAATTTATTTGGGAACTAAAAGAAAAGTTTCAAGATAGATTAGAGATAATAAGTGGTGGAGCAAAAGATGGAGCAGATAAATACGCTAAGAAGTTTGCTTTAGATTTTGATGTTAAATATTCCGAGTTCCCTGCATATCACGAACCACACAACATGCATTGTGTTATGGAATCATTTAGGTATGGTAAACAATATAATGTTGGACACTACCATAGAAGAAACAAGGATTTAGTAGAATATAGTGATAAGGTTGTTGCATTTTGTACCGATGGTAAGATAACAAATGGTACTTTATCAGCATTAACTTATTCACATAAAATAGAAAAAAAATACATTATTATTGATTAAGTATATATTTATATATATGTATATAATGATTGAGGATATATTATGAAAGAGATTAAGTTAACTTCGGTAAAAGTAATATCGGAGTTATATAGTAAATTTAAGAGTGAGACAATTGAGTCGGAGTTCTCACTACAAAAGTTGGTAAACAGAACGCTGAATAAGTTTGTTTATGATGAGGAGTTTCGAAAAGAAATTCTTGAGCACGATAAGTTAACACAGAGTGGAAGTAAATTTTAATTTAAATAATAAGGGTTATAAATGGATATTAAATTACCAAAATTAAAGTCAGTAAAAGAAGTACAAGCTCGTAAGAAGAAAAAGATTCTACTCTTATCAGATGATTTGCGTATGTCAAGTGGGGTTGGTACGATGTCGAGAGAATTTGTATTGGGTACAATCGATAAATACGATTGGGTTCAGATTGGTGGAGCAATAGAACATCCAGATAAAGGTAAAGTGGTTGATATGCACGATGCTGTGCTGGAGGAGACTGGTGTAAAGGATGGGTATTTAAAAGTTTATCCAATAGATGGTTATGGTAATCCAGATATCTTAAAAGAGATTATGCATATAGAACAACCAGATGCTATTCTACACTACACAGACCCAAGATTTTGGGGTT